AGCCGCTACAAGGCCGCGCTCCAGGCCATCGACGCCGCGAATGAGCGGGCGAACGCTATCGCAGGGCTCTCAGGCATTAAGCCCGCTAAGCAGCATGCACCAAAGAAGGCGCGTCATGTGAAGCACGACGCGACGGCGGTGCTCATGCTCTCGGACGTTCACTGCGAAGAGCGTGTGCTGCCGGAGACAGTGAACGGCGAGAATGACTACTCGCTTGACGTGTGCCAGCTGCGGTTAGGTGAACTCGAGGAGCGGTTCATCGCTTGCCTCCAGCACGAACGCAACCAGGCAAACATTCGTCGCGTGCTCATCTGGCTCGGAGGCGACTTTATCACGGGCCACATTCACCCTGACTGCATGGAAGTTGCGGCACTTTCGCCCATGAACGCAACGCGGTGGATTGCTGAGCGTCTGCGGGGAATGATTGACGCGATCGCCGCAGAAGCTGATCAAGTCATCGTCTGCACGAACGCCGGAAACCACGGCCGGAGCACCGAGAAAAACCGCATCGCCACAGAGCTTGATCACTCGTGGGAGCAGATGATGTATTTCACGCTGGCCCGCGAGGAGGCCAACGCGAACGTCGAATGGCGGATTGCCGAGGGGCATCTGGGCTACGTGGATCTCGACGGCTTTCTCGTACGCACGACGCACGGCCACAGCATCCGTTTCGCTGGTGGCGTCTACGGCCTGGCCCTGCCAGCAAGCAAGGCGATTGCCAGATGGGACGCTGGCCGCAAGGCCGACCTGACGATATTCGGCCACTACCACTCCTTCGGTTGGCTGCGCGGTGCCCGCTATGTCGCCAACGGTTCTGTGATTGGACACAGCCCATACGCTGAGCGGGTTGCCTCACCGGAGCGACCGTGCCAGGGCATGGCAATCATTGATCACGGCCGAAACGAAGTGACGCGGGCCTACCCGTTGTTTTGCGACAGAGACTTGAGAAAGGGGACCAGATGACGACCACGATTGAAAACGCCAACGATTTGCTCCGCGCCGCAGTAGCCGCTCGCCGCGAGGCACAGGCCGCAGGCAGGCCGCTGGAGGACTGGTACGACGTGTCGCAGCCTGTAACGGAAGCTCTGCCCGAAGTTGCAGAAGCAGAGGAAACGCAACAAGAGAAGAACGAGTTTTCCGAGTGGATTCGCCCTGCGTACGCCATTGGCGAAACGCTGCCCGCCGAGCAGCTGCTGCTTGACGCACTTGCTGTGATCCGCGACCGCCGGCCCAAGTACGGTGGGCCACTCCAGCACTTTCGGCGGACGGTTGGCATGATCAACGCGGCATTTGCCGACGTGCTGCGTAGGCCGCTCACAGAGGCCGATTGGGCCATCTTTATGACGCTGGATAAGGTGGCCAGATATTGCGGCCCCAACAAGACGGCAGACGGCCCGGTGGACTTGGCCGGGTACGCCGCTTGCCTCGCAGAGGTTGAGGCCGCTCGCACTCAATAAAGTGAACGATTGTACCTCGCTAGCCAGTGGGGTATAAATAACGAACCCGGACGACCGCTGTTACGGCCGCCCGGGTTCTTGCCACACCCCTACTGGAATAGGAGCGATGGTTATGAGCGACTCTACACGCTCGCCAAAGCGACGCGCAAACGAAACGCCCGATCAGCGAGAGAAGCGGCTGGCGTATCACCGCGAGTGGATGAAGCGGTTTCGCCGCGAGCATCCAGAAAAAGCGCGAGAGGCTAACGCGCGGTATCGCGAAAAGAATCCTGAGAAGTACAGGCAGCGATACCTTGAAAACTACGCTCGCAATCGCGAAAAGATCATTGCGGCTGTTTGCGAATACTCAAAACGCAATAGGGCGAAGATCAACGCCAGAAATGTTCAAAGAAGGCGTGAGAACCTAGAGAAGTGCAGAGAGTCTGAGAGAAAGAAATACGTCCCACGCAGGCTTTTAAGCAAGGACTCGCTTTCGGAACTTCGCGCAAAGGAGGCTGCGTACATGCGCCGAAAGCGAAACGAAAGCCCGGCTTTCCTTGTGGCAGATCGCTTACGCCGTCGCATCAACTGCGTGATGGCTTCTGCGAGAGCAAGAAAGTCTGCGGGGCTGGTGGATGTTTCTGGATGCACGGTTAATGAACTTGTGAAGCACATCAAGAGCCAGTTTTTAGAAGGAATGTCTTGGGCCAACAGGCGACGATGGCACATTGATCACATCATTCCGTGCAGTGCCTTTGATTTGACAGACCCGGCACAACAGAAGGTGGCGTTTCACTACACGAACCTTCGCCCAGTTTGGTCGTCCGAAAACCAGCGCAAGCACGCAAAGGTTCCGGGTGGCCAACGTCAGTTTTTCTGGACGCACAATGACATCAAAAGAGCACGCAAGCGTCTTGCGTGACCCACTGACCGACGCCTACCTTCTGGAGTGCGAGCAGGCCGCTCGTCGTTTCCAGGGAGCATGGACCGGCACAAGCGGGGATCTTGCGGCTAGGCTAATGCACACGCTGGCTGAGATTCGCCGTCTCAAAGCTGAGTGGCAGCTGCTGGCGGTGGCAAAAGCCAGGTCAGAAAACGAGCCCCCTTTTTCTTACTGAGCCGGGCCAGGATTGAGCGGCTGGGGCCTTAACCTTTCACCCCGGCCGCTCTCCTGTGCCTGTCATGCAAAAGCCGCTGCGGAGGCGGGATTTGCACCCGCATCCCCCGATTGCTCAGGATGCTACTTCCGCGCTGGCCATAGGCACCGGGTGATTACGGCCGCCTGAAGACCAACTTGCACCACTCCGCAGGGCGAAGAAAGTCTACCTTGGCCCGTTGAGATCCAGTGGCGGCAGGCAATCGACGCTGCTCTGCTCTGTCGGGCAAATCTGGCTATCGACATATCGCTCCTGCAGGCGTGGGTCGCTGTGGTCCAGTACCTGCGTGGCTGCGGCCGTTCCGCCGGCCAGGGCAGCGTAGGAGGCCCTAGTACGCCTAAGCCCGTGGAAGCCCCTGTAGCGCACGCCAGCGAGCCGGCAGAGGAGTTTTAAAGAAGTCCAAAGCGAACCTCGAGCACGATCCCAGTGCCACACCAGTTCATCCGGCTGGCCCCGCTGCGGCAGCATCATGGCCGACAGCTGCTCCGTGAAGTCTCGTTCAATGTCGTGCGTGCTTCCCTTCCGCGTTTCCCCCTTGAACACAACCCGCCGACGCTCTAGGTCTAGCTCGCCCCACCGCAGCGAAAGCAGGGCCGTTGCCCGTTCGCCTGTGCAATAGGCCATGTACAGCAAGGTGCTCCACCACCAGCACGAGAGCTTGCCCCCGGTGCGTCCGCGCCGGTGACGAGCCTGCCGGATCATCTGTGCCACATCCTCTGCCGTGTAGGCCCGGCCCGTGGGGATGGATTTGGCCACCTTGATCCTGGGCAACTCTGGGAAATCCTTTGCCCACCGTTTGCGAGCGGCCAGATTCCAAACCGCCTGCAGCATCACTTTGTCTTTCTGCACGCTCGCCGGCCTAACAACCTTCCCGCTCCAGGACTGCGTAGCACGAGCCCTGAGGTAGCGACTGATCACGAGGTCATCTAGGTCATCTACCGTGGGTTCGTGTCCCAAATGAGCACGTAGCCGGTCTAGAAGCATTCCGTAGAGTGCCACCGTTTTTTGATTGAGGTTTCGCAGATCCGCGTATCGCTCAAAGAGTTCTGCCAACGTCATCGCGTCCATCGTCTTCTCCCTTTTTTTCTTAGTGTACAGAAGTTCACCGTACAGCATTTTTTTATCTGTACAAAGTGACGACTCCCCTCGCCTCCACTCATACTTCCACCATCGGCAGCCGGGCGTGCGGATTCCAACGCTCGCGCCGGTTGCGATGGTTGGACAGTTTGGGCGGGTGGACAGTTTGACTTACCTAGCGGCGGCGTTAGATTTGGAGCATGGTTGTGGCACTACCCGAAGGCCGAAAGCTGATTGGCACCGCTGAGGCGGCGAAGATCCTCGGCGTGAGCATGGGGCGCATCCGCCAGCTGGCCCTGCTTGACGTGTCCGATGGAGGCATTCAATCGTGGCTAGCCGCTCCAACGGCTCGAGTTTTTGACGAAGCCGAGATCCGCAAGCGGGCCAAGGCCAAGCGGACTACCGGCCGCAAGCGTGGCGGGTTCAAGGCCAACTAGCCTGCCCAGCCCGACTTTTCCCCGCGAAAACCGGGGTCTAGAAAAATCTTTTCTCACCCCTTGCACGTTCTAACGCCGACGCTAGAATGGGGGCATGGTGAGCAACTGAGACTCGCCGGCCAGCAAACAAGGGGACAAACGATGAACATGAACTGGAGCAACGGATCGGCCAATGTCGCCTGGAGCCCGATTGATCCCAGCTGCAACACGGTTGACGTTGTGAAGGAAACTGAAAAAGCCGTGCAACTAAAGACTGGCAAGTACACGGCGTGGTTTCCCAAGGCCGCTTTCAAGGCAGACAAGTACGGCACCTCCTACGAAGTGCAAAGCTGGTTCAAGGCCAAGATGACCGGATACCAAAAGAAGGCTATCGGATTCGCCTGCTGAGCTACGGAAAGACCAGCCGGCAATCTGGCCGGCTGGTAAACGATTCTCTGGCCAAGGAGGGCCACATGACACGCCGCTGGAACGCCGCCCTGCAATCTCTCGTCCTCGTCCGCCTAGGCCAGGAGCTCGGCACCTCGAGCGACCTTGCTCAGGCGATCGCCCACAGCATTGACGCACTGCTGGACAGCCTTGCCCGTTTTCTTAGTTGACACGTTCTAACGCCGTCGCTACCTTACGCCACAGTTTTAGCGGCGGGGCTAGCAAACACTGTACAAAAGTTTGACTCCCCAACTCACTGTTTTCCCCGTGCGCCACGCACATAAATCCGATTTGACACCTACCTGAACAGGCGTATAGTTCGCCAACCCAAACGAAGGAGAGCACCACGATGATCACGAATGAATCAAGCCCCGCCGAAAACGAATACCTCGCCGCCGTCGCCGGCCTGCACCAGCAGACGCCGAGCCCACGCACCAGAGTCACCTACGCCATTGGCGATTTCGTCAGCGGCATCAGCGGTGGCAAGCGTTGGCAGGGCCGGATCTGGAACGTCGAGGGCGACCGGCTGAGCATTGAAATCGACGGCGGTTGGCTGGCCGTCAACGCCAACGATGTCACCCATTGACCGACGTAAGTGCAGTAATGGCACGCATGTCCGCGATTCGCGATTCACGAACAAGGACCGGCGGCTAGCGGAGCTAGTTGTCGGAAGGAGCCCGGTGGAACCGGGGCAGCAAGGAAGCAAGAACCCGCCCGCCAGCATGACGCGAAACGGGCTATTTTCAACAGCAAAGGACGCGAGATGAGGCGATTTAAAACAAAGGTGATCACTGACGAGTCGCAAGTGCCTGACGGTTTCAAGCGGATTTCTGTGCTGGCAGACTCGCTTACCGACCAGAAGAAGTTGAGTGACGCACACACAGATGGCGTGATTGCGGCAGTCAAGCTGATGCGAAGCACTGACGACCGCACTGGGCCGGTGTGGGTAGATGCAGATGCTGCACGCCAAGTTCTTACAGGCGACAAGCCAAAAGCCAAGGCAAAGCAGCAGCTTGATCTGCAGTACGAGTCGGTTTGCGAGTCAATGGCTGACATCGCCACTTCGCTGGCTGGCGTTGAGCGGCTGCTTGAGCGGCTGGCCGCTGCCGCCGAGCAGATTGCAAAGCATCCGCTGGCCCGACTTGAAGACGTTGGCATTGTTGAGACGAGCAGCAACGGTTTCCACGAGTAACACCACAACGCAGAAAGGGACGCGAGATGAGCACGGAGATTGCACAGCCAAAGCCGGCAGCACTGACAGAGACAAGCAGCGATGCGGCGCAGTTCTCCGCACTCGTTGCCATGGGCGATCAGTTGCGGAAAACAGGGTTTCTCCCTGCTCACATCAAGGACGGCGTGGCGTTTGCCGCAATCGTGCTGATGGGCCGCGAAATTGGCATGGGCACTATGGCCGCATGCCGCAAGTTGCAGGTGATCAAGGGCACGGTGACCGAGCGGGCTGACTCGCAGCTGGCCCGGTTCAAGACTTCCGGCGGGCGGGCCGTGTTCAAGGAGCTCAGCGAGTCCAAGGCCGTGCTGGTGCTTAAGCACCCGAACGGTGACGAGCACACCGAGACGTTCACGATTGAGGACGCTAAGCGAGCCGGGCTTGCTAGCAACGACAACTACGCCAAGCACCCCAAGGCCATGCTTCGCAGCCGAGCCATCACGGCAGGGCTCAAAAGCGTGGGCTGGGAAGGTGCTGTCGGGATCTACGACCCAGACGAAGTGGCGGACTTTCCGGCAGCCGAGCCGGCCAGAGAGCCCGTGGTGGTGCGTCCCAAGTTCACCGAAACGGCCGTTGCTGCCGCGACGCCAGGCGACATGGAACGCAGCCGGCTTGCCGTGAACAAAGCGGCCAACGCCGCTGCCCTGGAGCGCATGCAGTCTGTCACTGAAGAGCGTCTGAAGACGGGCTTCTACACGCCAGCCCAGGCAGACGAGCTGCTGAACCTCATCACCGGCAAGCTCGACTGGATGAGCAGCGAGCGCGAGGACCGTGGCCAGGAGTTCCCGCATGAGGCCGCCGAGCACGAGGTGACGGCATGAGCGACATCCAGCACATTGAAGCGATTCTGACACTGGCTGACCGTGAGGTGATTGGCCACGAACCAGCACAGCATCGCTGCGGCGTTTATTACGCGCTGCTTCAAGAGTCGCTGCCGTATCTGCGTGAGCTCCTCACGCACGAGAAGGCTAAGGCAGAAGGTTTGGCCGTACTGCGACGTGAACTTGAGATAGCCGAGTCAAACGCAAGCGAGCGCAGCGACCCGGCCAGCAACGAGGAGAACGACGCAGAGATACTGCGGCTGCGTGAAATCATTGCACGTCACGAGGTGAACGCATGAGCTACGAGCCCATGGTCATCGACGCCAAGGTTGTGGCGGACCACCTCGAGCATCTGCGCTTGCCACGCATGGCAAGTTGGGTTCGCGGTATCGAGAACTCGATCGCCCGCGACCGGCTGACTGCCGAAGTGTTTCGCCGCGAACTCAGCGACGCGATGCGACGCCTGGAGAAGTACGAGCCGAGCATCCAGCACACGCCCGTCAGTTGCGTCCCACCACCGGAGAGTAGCGACTAACGCCACGCCATTGGCGAAGCAGGCTGAGTATCTACGGCCACATTGGCCGCCTAGCGGAAGTGGCGAGTAACAACCGCAGCTGACGCCGCATGATCCGGCGGTGAGTCAGCCGCGCCCGGCGTAACCGGGCAAATACACAAAAGGACTTGTGATGAGCGACTACTACAAGGAAGCACCGCTGCCGCTGTTCGCCACGCGAGCACCGAGCGTCAACGGCTCGGCCACCTCGGCCGCAGCTGCGGACTCACTCGGGCCGGCAACGCTCAACGCCATGCAGCGGCGCGTCTACGAGTTCATCTGTCGCACGCCTAGCACTGACGAAGAGATTGCGGATGAGCTGTCGATGAACCCGAGCACCGTGCGACCACGTCGAGGTGAGTTGGCGCGGCGTGGCCTGATCGTGGAGGCCGGCACCAGGCGGACTGCGAGCGGGCGGATGGCAACGATCTGGAGGAAGGCGTAGTGCGATTCCATGACTTTGTGCCGTGCCGCCCACGTGGCGATCGTGGCACCAACGAAGAGTTCCTAGACCGGATCATACGGTCACACGCTGCCGCCATGTCATATGAGGCGATTCGCGCAGCCGGAAGCATTCTTGGCCTTTGCAGCCCAATCGTGGAAAGGCTTTGGCGCAACATCGAAAGGCCCTACTACAACGTTTACCCGATAGCGATTGAGCTTGCGCGAAAAGTTAACCCGCAAATCCAGTGGGCAGACATTTGCTTGCCTGTCACGCCGTGTCTTCTGCGGTTTCCTGTTGGCATGGAGCCGCACGGAATCAAAACAGTTCTCGTTCATTCCCCCAACTGCAGGAATCGGCACGCTTTTGGGTGGTCGTTCGAGAAGAAGACGCCTGAACTTGAGTGGATGTCAGAACGTTCTCGCGAGGCCTGCAGGCTGATCGGCAGATTGCGTCTCGCTGCATCTTTTGACGACACGCGCCGAAAGCCAGATGTCTCCAAGACGTTCACCGCAATGCTTCATGGAGCGGCAACAGAAACCGTGTCTGACCTGATTGTTCTGTGCGAGAGAAAGTCTGGGCAGAAACGGGAATCTCTTCTTGGCGAGGCTAGTCCGGAACAGGAAGAAACGGTGCTGAGGCTGATTCAGTTCATCGCTCTTGTGGCTGACGGAAATGACCTCATAACGCCTGCGATTTTAGAAAAGGATCTCAGCAGATACGAAAGCGCGGACCACGCTGCGAAGTCTTGGCTAGAAGATCGCGCCGCACGACTTGTTGGCCGTGGGTTCGACCTAGG